TCTCCTTTTGAAAGGAAATCCTTGTTTCTAAATCTTACCTTTTGTGCAATTCTCTTTCCAGAGGTATTTTTGTAGTTTGCAATCTGTACTTTCTGTCCATTAAAAGTACCAACCCGATAATCCCATTTCCTGCATGTCTCTTCTTCGATACCTCTTGATGGAAGAGAAGTTACTTCTCCATCTATTAAATCTATTGTTGTCATTATGGTAACCTGTCGTTGTGGAGAATTATTATTAGCCATAACAGCAGACTCCCGATAACCACAACCAAAACAAAATCCGTGACCGTCATTATATCTACCTAAGTTGTCTTTTGAACCACATGAAGGGCATGGTTCATGCCCAACAAAATCTTTATTATTTTCCATGAACCACTACCATTATTAGAAAAAAGAGGTTTCTTTAGAAACCGTGTGTATAAGGAACTTCTTCTTCATCCTCTGCTTCATCCTCATCAGCATCATCTTCTTCTTCTTCCTCTTCCTCTTCTTGGGTCGTAAACTCCATGTTATCCGAAAATGCAGACACTGCATCAACATAAGAGTAACCGGACGCAATCAGAAAATTCTTGAACTGTTCCAGTACGTCACCAAGGGTTTCAGTAGAAAAGTTAAAATCTACACTAAGTCCACTCATTCCTTCTCGATACTCAAAAGAATAATTACTTTGCGAATGATTTTCCAAATCTTCCTCATTATATTGTTTAAGTTTCATCATTATTGTATCCTGTTTTTCCATAAATTAACTCAGAATTATTTGCCCACCACTTCTTTACTGAGAAGCCCGGACAGACACTATCAAGTACTAACTCACCATGTCCTACTACTTTAGCACCTCTATACATAAAAGTCAAGCTGTTTACTAAACTAAACAATGCTTCCCATTGAGATGCAGAAAAGTAAGGATCAGGGTTTCCATTTTTGTCGGTTCCACCAACTAAAACAATACTAATTGATTTTCCATTGTATCCTTTTGTGTGGGCACCAACTTCATCAGGATTTCTCCCAATTTCTATTGTTCCATTTTTCTGAACAAAGAAGTGGTATCCAATCTTGAGCCAACCCCGCTTTCTATGCCATTCATCAATTGTTCGTAAATCAATGTCCATATCTGGAGGTGTACCTGTAGAATGGATTACAATGAAATCAGTATACTTTCTTTTTGACATTATTCCTTTCTATTAGAAATGTTCTTCTTTCTAAATTCAGATACATATTCTTGGTCACTCTTATCGTGTTTGATTATTTCGTCAATCCATACTTTTGGAATAACCTTTTCAAAGTATCTAAATCCGTACTTAGTAGCCCACTCTTGATGTGTGAACCGTGAGTTTTCAACTCTTGTTGAAAGCGACATAAAAACAAATCTAATATCAAGATTTGGGTGTCTCTTTTTAACGGCTCGATGCTTTCTAGCATCCTTTGCAAGAAGTCGACCCTTGGCTTCTATAATGATTCCATTTGGAAGTACAAAGTCAGGTATGTATTTAGATTTGATCTCGTATGGAATCCTCATAGGTTCATATTCAAAAGAACAGTCCATCTCTATTAAGTTATTAGCAATAGACTGTTCAAAGTAAGAACGAAAAGGCTTAAATGCTTCTCGATAATTAGAAGTCGCCGTTGTCGGTTCCTTTCTTAAAGGCACCCGTTTCTTCTTCGAGCGTCTCTGAGATTTCTTTATCATCCTCATCATTGGTTTCTGAAGTTATAGAAGTGTATCCTTCTTCTACACTGAAGACATCTTCTCCATTCTCTGAGCCATTGTATTCCACAATCTGAAGAACTTGAACACCTCTAAGACGTAGCTGGACACCTACTGTTGACCCATACTCGTATGGGAACATTTCGTATGCTACTTTTGCGCCACTTCCATTACCTAGTGAAGTGTTGGGTGGAAATGCTGCCTTATCCGGCCCAACCACAAAAGGACGCTGAGTAAACGTACTGCCCGTTTTCTTGTTGACTCCAGATGCTTTCATCTTAAAGTGAAAGACAACTGAAGTATCAAGACCCTCTTCATCTTGAGTTACTTGGTACGGAAGAAACTCACGAAAATTCTTCTTTCCTTGTTGAGCATACAAATCGTTGAGCCACGCTTTGTGGACACGATCAATTTCCTCTTTTAGAGGAGTTCCCTGTTCAAGAGGAACTTCGAGTTTGGTGTGAAATTGTCCTTCACTCTTAAACTTTGTGTCTGGAGTGAAGAGGTATGCCCACTTCAGTTGTCCTTTGGGAGAGACTGAGTATTTTCCTTGTGCCATTTGTTTTTCCTGTTTTAAGAAAAGAAATACTTGGAATTAAGAACTTCTCCGATGCTGAGAGAACCTAGTTCTGGAGGTTTCTCAAGTTCGGGTAGAACTTCTTCCAAAGAGTTATAGAGTTCACTAAGAACATCTACACTACTATACATATCTACAAAAGCGACTCGTATAGCATTTGCCATACGAGGCACACATGCTGCGTGTACTCCATAAGAGTCATGCACAACAGCAAAATCATTTATACCTTCCATTATACATTTGTTGATGGTCAATGTCAAGGCTGAAGCGTCCATACTGTGAACAAAGTTTGGAGAAAGACCATTGGTTGCCCTTCTTTTGTCCACTTTATCAGTAGCTTCCAACACAGTCGGCTTAATCAAAACATTGTCGATGTGTGTTGTTACTCTTCTTCCTTTCATAGATTTGTACATCTGTTGTACTACAAAATCAGATGGTGTTTGCCAAGAAATTGGAAGATGTTTGTCCGACATTTGCTGACCAATACTACGTAGCCAGTTCATTGCAGTTCGTGCTGCAATTACTACTTCACCAATGGCAGACCAAACATGGGCCGAAAGATAAAGACTGGCTTCATAAGTATCATCACCAAATAAATTAGCTGTTTTTCCGCTCAAGACCCTTTCATGGATTGCCTCTTCAACATATACTCTACAAGAGAAGCGGGTTCCACCATACGGAACCACCATTACCGGTCTTTTTGTGATCTTTCTTGAAATGCCAAAATCGAGCCATTCCTGAGCAAATTTTTCACCATTTTCTGCATCTATCAGAACTTTTGCTTTTACAACATCAGCAACTGCTTGATAAATGTCTTGTGGAACTGCTTCTGGAGTTAGATTTGTTGCTTTTCCACCAACAGGATCACGCAGCATTGCAGAAAAATGCTGAAGACCATTGTTGCTTCCATCAAGACATATTGGAATTGAAGATTTGTATCCAAGACCTTGAACCACAAATTCACTCCACTCAAAACACCATGCAAGAAAAGACCACGGTTCTTCTGCTTTTGTCCACCATCTAAAATCTAGTGGATTCTTTGCAGATTCTGAGATTTCATTTGAATGCTTGTAAACCCATGTAACTCGATCTTTAAAAGATACTTTATCGTAACCATAGCAATTTGCTCCATGTACTGCAAAGTATTCCTCTTGTTCAGAAGTCTTGATTGCTAACTTCTTTGAAAAATGTAGAAGTGCTTTTGCGTAGTCCGGCCCTTGTGGAGTTAAAAATGAATTAACTGTGTACTTTCGACCACGAAAGTCCATTTGATAAACAAAATAAATAGCTACGTACTCCTTGAATTTCTCGGCCATCATCAGTGTTCTTGAGAGTTGTATTCTTTTTGAAGATAGCTTTGCGTTTAGGTCATAAACAACAGTTGCCTTTTTTTTCCACTTGATAAACAAATCAAGTTCCTCTGCACTCATATCCTTTTTTGAGGAACCTTTAATTGGTGATGGAAGAACTTTGAATCCTTCTCTTGGAGGCAGGTTACCCCATGATTCTCCGGTCTCCCAACACTTCTTAATAATTGACAACACTCTTGTATTTACTTGCCAACGAGTGCGTTGAAGTGCATTGATTGCACCATACTCTTGTGGCATCGAGTGATACTCCATTTCTTCAAGATACTCTCGATTTCTGGTTTTAATTAGAGGAATCGTGTTAATCTTGTTTGTGTGGTATCCACCATTAAGAGGTGATGACCAGTCTCTTGGAGGAATCACACATGGATAAAAGTATGGATGAATTGTCTCTCCTTCAGTGTTTAACTGCTCAATCCATGCAAGAGTTGCGGCGTTTGCTTGTAAAAATAGGATTCGTTTGTTGCGTTTATACTGTATTGTTTTAACTTCCAACAATCCAGTAGAATTCACAAGTATGTCTATAAGTTTACAACCAAGATGCAACTTTTCTGCACTAGACCATGCTGAGTGTTCTAGCACCTCTACTTTGGTCATTCTTCGGATCAAATTGTATCTACGATAGACTCGATTTGTAGTCTTTCGATTTACTTTGTTTTTGATTAACCGAAAAAGGTGACCAGCTTCTTTTGAGTTTTCCCACAAATCAAACTTAAATTGATCTTCAAGTCCATTTGCTAGTTTCATGGCAACTCTTGTCAGTGGTGAACGAGTTGTAACTCCATCAATACAGTATTTTAGAGTTAGATATGCAGCAATCTCAGGATCAAGAAGCATCAGAGTTTGTGCAGAATTAGACATTCTCCCTACTTTACCACTCAAGGCATCTTCAAGAAAACCTCTAATTCCATGAACCACTGCATCTAGTGCTTCTTTCATTAGTGTTACACCATAAAGCGTTACACTTTCTCGACCCTTTTCTTTTGCTTCTCGAATGTTCTTGTGGTATCTTTCGATTCCAAGTCCATTCATTTCCTTTTCTATTTTTTCCTGCTCAAGTCTTAAATTCAATTCATTTGTGTGTCTGGAATTTTAGATTCTACCATAGATTCAAAATTTTGCTCAATGAGTCGCATAGCAGTTTCGATGAAAGTAAGAGCAGTCTCGATTCTATCTTGACATGACTCACCTTCATCTCTGAGAGCAAAATCAATCAACATAATTGATTTGCCAAGGATATGCTGTGCCTCATGGTCTAGTTTCAGTATCTCTTCACTTGAAAAACCATGAACTTCAGCCAATTCTTCACGGGTTATGTCAGGCATATACTGTGTTTTGCCTTTCTTCTATATTTAATTTTATTTCTATGAATTTGACAACCTCTGTTTTTGGTTCCAGTTCCTTTCTTATTTTTTTTCATGGTCATTGTTTTTGAGTTCGCATAAATTAAAAAATAATTCATGTTGAAGTGTATTTGTAGCAAGTATAGCTTGAGTTGCTTTTCCTTGATATTTAAGAGCATTGATTTCAATCAACACTGCACCACTTAAAACTAATAGTAGTATAGCACATGTGCTAGTAAGTGTCAACACAATTATGTTGAATGTACTTTCTTGCATAATAATGTCCTTAATCAGTTTGAAGATTCTTCCAGTTATAGGAACTGTTTAGATATTCATTTTGTGATTGAACATCTGCACTTTTAGAATCCATAACTTTGATTGACTGTATAGATTTTCGAAGTGCTTCTGCATCTATTCGATGAGAAGTACACCCTTCTTCTAGTGATTTTCCATCATCCTTACATGGTTTTATCACAAAACGTGCTGCATTAAATTGATCGTAGATAGTTCGATCAGTCTTGAGATCATCAAGATCAATTGAATGCCAAACTTTTTCAGTGGTGTCTTTTTCTTGTGCAAAATCTCTGTGCCCAAAATGAAATGGACTCTCTACATTTAGTTTCATTTTTTCTTCTTGTAGTAGTTTTGAATGGCTTGCCTTATTTGAACTTTGCCATCCCAAAAATCCTCTATATTCCAAGTAGCACATTGCCCATCAATGTTTGGGTCTGCACCATCCAGAAGGGTCTCGGCTTCTCTTATTGTCAACAATACCTGTACATCACGATTTTTCATGTTTCCTTTGGTGGCGGGATCGGCGGGACTTGAACCCGCGACCTTTGGCGTGACAAGCCAACGTTCTACTACTGAACTACGACCCCAAAATCAATAAAAAGATTCACTATAACGTTGACCATTACTTGCTTCATCTATTGCTTTAATTTCATCAAGGTGAATAATGTCAGACCAATCATCGGAATCTAGTTCGATGGTGTGACCATTAACTTGTATGTTTACCATCTGTGTTTCTTCATCCACCCAAAGATTTTCAATCATGGTTGGTTGGATTCCCTCTGGTAAAGTCAGAGTCTGATAACTAGAGGCATGAAATCCTAGCGTGATTTGTTCTCGATTGTCCTTCTTGGTTTTTGTCCATTCATTGTCGATCATAATTATTGATGGTAAAGGTCGTTAGTGCTGAGTGTTTTCTTCTTTAGTTCAGTCTTCTTATTGTAAGACTGTGCAAAA